AAAAAATAGACGTTCTGGGTTTTCTTTTATGAGTTCAGCTGAAACTGTTAATTTAGCCACATTAGCTAGTGATAGTAGATTTGGTATATTATCTAAAACAGGTGCCGATGCAAAGAAAATGTTTACAGACAAGGTGGTACCTATTAGTTTAAATTATCCATTCTTCTTCAAGCCAATACAGGACGGTATGGACCGACCAAAGTCCGAGCTCGCTTACAGGGTACCTGCAAAAAAGTTTACTCGTAGAAAAATGAGGGAGCGTGAAGAGCAAGATGATATGGAAGGTCTTGATACCACTATTGACTGGAAAAATACAGGTGATAATAGCTATGACGGTGAAAAGCTAGCTTTATTAGTTCACGATGAAAGCGGTAAGTGGGAAAGGCCCGATAACATAAAAAATAACTGGAGAGTTACAAAAACTTGCTTGCGATTAGGTAGTAGAGTAATAGGTAAGTGTATGATGGGATCAACATCTAATGCTTTAGATAAAGGAGGCGATAATTTTAAAAACCTATATAACAACTCAGATGTCACAAAAAGAAACCGTAATGGACAAACTAAGTCAGGATTATATTCTTTGTTTATCCCTATGGAATGGAACTACGAAGGATTTATTGACCAATATGGACAACCCGTGTTTAATACTCCTAAAGAAGAAACATTTGATCCACATGGAGTAGAAATAGATTACGGAGTTATAGACCATTGGGATAATGAAGCTGATGGCTTAAAAGACGATCAAGACGCTTTGAATGAATTTTATCGTCAGTTTCCAAGAACAGAAGAGCACGCATTTAGAGATGAAACGGGTAATAGTTTATTTAACTTAGTCAAGATATACGAGCAAATAGATTACAATGAAGGTAATAGAAATTCTTCAGTATTAACAACTGGTAATTTTCAATGGGTAAATGGAATTAAAGATACTCAGGTTGTTTTTAATCCAGATCCAAATGGAAGATTTAAGGTTAGTTGGGTTCCAGGACAAAAACTACAAAATAACGTTATTATAAAAAACGGCACAAAGTACCCGGGTAACGAGCATATGGGAGCGTTTGGTTGTGACTCGTATGATATATCTGGAACAGTTGATGGTACTGGATCTAAAGGAGCTTTGCATGGGTTAACTAAGTTTTCTATGGAAGATGCTCCAGCTAATACATTCTTCTTAGAATATATAGCAAGACCACAAACGGCTGATATATTTTTTGAAGACGTACTAATGGCGTTAGTATTTTATGGTATGCCACTATTAGCAGAGAATAACAAACCTAGACTTTTATATTATCTTAGAAGAAGAGGGTATAGAGGTTTTAGCATGAATAGACCAGATAAAATTTGGAATAAATTATCTGTTGCAGAAAAAGAAGTGGGTGGAATACCTAACTCTAGTGAAGATATAAAGCAAGCACATGCCGCTGCTATCGAAACATATATCAACGACCACGTTGGTTTGTTGAGTGATGGTACGTATGGAACAATGTATTTTAACGAGGCGCTATATGACTGGTCTAAATTTGATATAACCAAAAGAACAAAGCATGATGCCTCTATTAGTACTGGTTTAGCTATAATGGCTTGTAATAGACATTTATATAGACCTACTCCAATTAAAGAAAAAACCAAAGTAAACCTAAATATATCAAAGTATAATAATAAAGGATTTCAATCAACAATAATAAAAAGTAAAATATGACAGAGTCTGTTATAAATTTTCCGTCACAAGCTGTTAGTGACTTAGAAAAATTAAGTCAAGAATACGGTTTAAAGGTCGCAAGAGCTATAAAGCAAGAGTGGTTTACTGGTAATGTTACCAAGTACCATGATAGTTTAAATAAGTTTCATGAATTAAGATTGTATGCTAGAGGTGAGCAATCTGTTCAAAAATATAAAAATGAATTATCTATTAATGGTGATTTGTCTTATTTAAATTTAGACTGGAAACCAGTACCTATTATCCCTAAGTTTGTAGATATTGTTGTTAACGGTATGGCTCAAAGAACTTTTGAAATAAATGCCTTTTCACAAGATCAATACGGTGTTAGTAAAAGAACTGAGTACATGGAATCTATACTTAGAGATATGAGGTCTAGAGAGTATACTGAAATGGTTAAGCAAAAGTTCAATATAGATTTGTATGAAAATGATGTTGAAATGCTACCAGACACAGAAGAAGAGCTTGCGCTTCACATGCAACTTAACTACAAACAATCGGTTGAGTTAGCTGAAGAACAAGCTTTAAATGTTTTATTAGAAAACAGTGATTATGACTTGATAAGAAGAAGGTGTTTGTATGATCTAACTACAATAGGTATAGGTGCTACGAAAACAACATTTGATTGGGCTAATGGAGCAAAAGCTAAGTATGTTGATCCAGCTAGCTTGGTTTACTCTCACACAGAATCTCCTTATTTTGACGATATATATTATGTTGGGGAGTTAAAAGAAATACCTATAAATGAATTAGCATCTGAATTTCCCGAGTTAACTGAAAGTGATATAGAAGAAATAGTTGGAAAGTCTGGCGCAACTAACCATACGAGATCGACGTATAACAAGCTTCCAGATAAGAACAAAATAGAAGTACTTTACTTTAATTATAAAACACACATGAATGATGTTTATAAATTAAAGACGTTAGGAACTGGAGCTGAAAAAGTAATACAAAAAGATGACACTTTTAATCCTCCAGTAGAGAGCATGAACGGTGATTTTAGCAAGTTAGAAAGAGTTGTCGAGACTTTATATGAAGGTGTGTATTTAATTGGTTGTGATAAGTTATTGAAATGGAAGATGTGTGAAAACATGATGAGATCAGATTCAGACTTTAACACCGTTAAGATGAACTACCAAATAGTAGCACCTAGAATGTATAGAGGCAAAATAGAATCATTAGTTGGTAGAGTAACTGGGTTTGCGGACATGATACAATTAACGCACTTGAAGCTACAGCAAGTAATGGCTAGAATGGTACCAGATGGCGTTTATCTTGACGTCGATGGATTAGCAGAGGTTGATTTAGGTAATGGAACAAATTATAATCCGCAGGAAGCTTTAAATATGTTCTTCCAAACTGGTAGTGTTGTTGGTAGAAGTTTCACATCAGAGGGAGATATGAACCCGGCTAAAGTTCCAATACAACAAATACAGAATGGAGCTGGAGGAAATAAAATACAAAGTCTTATTACTACATATAATTATTATATGCAAATGATAAGAGATACAACTGGTCTTAATGAAGCTAGAGACGGTAGTATGCCTGATGCTAACGCTTTAGTTGGTGTACAAAAGTTAGCTGCTGCTAATTCAAATACAGCAACAAGACATATATTACAATCAATGTTGTATTTAACCGCTGAGGTTGCAGAGTGTTTATCATTAAGAATAGCTGATATAGTAGAATATTCTCCTACTAAAAATGCTTTTATACAAGCTATTGGTGCTCACAACGTTGCTACACTAGAAGAACTTAAAGAATTACATCTTCATGATTTTGGTATATTTATTGAGTTATTACCTGATGAAGAAGAAAGACAAATGTTAGAAAATAATATACAAGTTGCTTTATCAAAAGACTCTATAGATTTAGACGACGCTATAGACTTAAGAGCAACTAGAAATGTTAAACTAGCTAATCAATTGCTAAAGGTTAAGCGTAAAAAGAAAATGGAAAGAGATCAAGCTATGCAACAGCAAAATATACAAGCTCAATCTCAAGCTAACCAACAAGCACAGCAAGCAGCAGCTCAAGCTGAAATAGAAAAGAACAATGCTAAAGCTCAATCTGACATACAAATAGAGCAAACTAAATCTCAACTTCAAACTCAATATTTACAAGCAGAGGTTCAAGGTAAAAAAGAATTAATGCAGTATGAATTTGAATTAAACTCTCAATTAAAACAAATGGAGCGAGAGACTAAAATGAGTGACGAAAAGATGAGAGAAGATAGAAAAGATCAAAGAATTAACATGCAGGCTGACAGACAAAAAGAAATGATAGAGCAAAGAAAACAGGGTGATTCGCTTAATAATTTTGAGTCATCAGGTAATGATATACTTACGGGGAACGCTGGATTTGAAGGTCCAGGTCTCTAATTTTTAATATTTTATAAAATTTTATTATGGCAGAAGAAAACGAAAATATCGTAGAGGAAGTTTCTAACGAAACTACCGAACAAGTTGAACAACAAAAAGTTGATCAACCTAGAAATGAAAAAGGTCAATTTAAATCTAAATTTGAAAGCGCTGGAGATGATAGCGTTGCAAAAGTTGACTTTTCAAAACCACCGACTATAGAAACCGAAGAGGTTGAAGAAGAGCCGGTTGTAGAGGAAACAAATGTAGTTGAAGAGGTTAAAGAAGAAGTAGTAGAAGATACTACTGACGAAACACCTGTGCTAGAAGAAATAACTGTTGAAGATTTAAAAGAAACAGAAGTAGAAGCTGTTGAAGAAAAAATTGAAGAAGCAATAACTGAAGCAGAGGAAACTGGAAAACCACTACCTGAGAGTATTAAAAAGCTAATGGACTTTATGGAAGAGACTGGTGGTGATTTACAAGACTACGTAAACTTAAATAGAGATATAGAATCAATGGATGATTCTGAAGTGCTAGACGAGTATTATAGAGAAACAAAACCTCATTTATCCATAGAAGAAAGAAGCTTTTTATTAGAAGAAAAATATGGTGTAGATGAAGATGTTGACGATGAACGATCGACTAGATTAAAGAAAATAGCCCTCAAAGAGCAAGTTGCCGAGGCGCGAGCCCACTTAGACAGGCAAAAGTCTAAATACTATGAAGATATTAAAGCAGGAAGTAAACTTACTGAAGATCAACAGAAAGCTATTGACTTCTTTAATAGATACAATAAGGAATCTGAAGAGCAGAAGAAAATGTCTGAAGCTAATCAAAGAACATTTTTAAATAAAACTAATAATTTATTTAATGACAAATTCAAAGGTTTTGAATATAACGTCGGTGATAAAAGATATAGATTTAATATTAAAGATGTTAATAAAGTAAAAGAAACACAAAGCGACATTAATAATTTTGTTAGTAAGTTTACTAATAAAGAAAATTCAAATATTGAAGATGCCGCTGGGTATCACAAGTCTTTATTTACAGCTATGAATGCTGATGCTATTGCTAATCATTTTTACGAACAAGGTAAAGCTGATGCAACAAAAGCAAGGGTAGCTAAAGATAAAAATATTAATCTTGAACCACGTAAAACTCATGGTGAAACAGAAGTTGGTGGTTTAAAGTTTAAAGTTTTAGGTGATTCTGCTGATGATTTCAAATTTAAAATTAGAAAGAAAAAATAAACTTTAAAATAAATTAATTATGGCAATTACAGGCGCAACTTTAACGGGCTTGCCAGAAACAGTTAAAAGAACGTTATCAACTAACTATATTGATTTCGCTACTTTAAGTGCTTCTGACGGATGGGCTCAACAATACCTGCCTGACTTAATGGCTAGAGAAGCTGAGATTTTTGGAAACAGAACAATCGGTGGATTTCTAGAGCAAGTCGGAGCAGAAGAGGCTATGACATCTGACCAAGTAGTTTGGTCTGAGCAAGGTAGATTACACTTTGCTTACAAAGGATATATAGCAAACGCTACTGCACAGACTGGAAATAACAGTGCTGCGGGTGGTACAATCGAATTAGAAACAACTATAGATGGACATACAGTTACTGACTCAGCTACTGTTGTTGATCACGGTGTTAGAGCTGGTGATACAATTCTTGTAGCTAACGCTAGCGCGGTGGCTAGATGTTTTGTAACAGCTGTTGCTGGAAAAAACATTTCAGTAGCTCCTTATGACGCAACTAACAACAACGGTCAATTAGGTTCTATTACTGGTTTTTCTGCTGGTTCTGATGGTGATACAGATTACACTATCCTTGTTTACGGATCTGAATACAGAAAAGGAAGTAATGGTAGAACTGCTGCTAACCAACCAGGTTTCAAATCTTTAACTAACAAACCAATCATATTAAAAGACATGTATCACGTTTCAGGATCTGATGCATCTCAAATTGGTTGGGTTGAAGTTTCAGGTGAAGTTGGACAAAATGGTTATATGTGGTATTTAAAAGCTGAAGGCGATACTAGAGCTAGATTTTCTGATTACTTAGAAATGTCTTTAATAGAATCTGTTAAGGGTGATGCTGCTCAATCAACAGCTGATACTTTAGATGCTACTGGCGGTGGTGATTACTTACAAGCTACTTTCGGTACTGAAGGTTTATTCTCAGCTATTGAAAATCGTGGTAATATCGCTACAGGTGTTAATGGTGTTAACGCTGCTACTGATTTAGCAGAGTTTGATGCTATGTTAGCTGAACTTGATAGACAAGGTTCTATTGAAGAAAATATGATGTTTGTAAATAGAGCAACTGCTTTAGCTATGGACGACATGTTAGCTTCTATGAATTCTTACGGAGCTGGAGGTACTTCTTATGGAGTATTTGACAACTCAGAAGATATGGCATTAAACTTAGGCTTCTCAGGATTTAGAAGAGGTTCTTATGACTTCTATAAGTCTGATTGGAAATATCTAAATGATTCTCAAACTAGAGGCGCTATTAACACTGCTTACGCTGCTGGAGCAATAAGAGGTGTTATGGTTCCTGCTGGAGTTTCTTCAGTTTATGACCAACAAATGGGTAAGAATATGAAAAGACCATTCTTACACGTTAGATATAGAGCTTCTCAAACTGATGACAGAAGATTAAAAACTTGGGTCACTGGTTCTGTTGGAGCAACTACATCTGATCTAGACGCGATGGAGGTACACTACCTTTCTGAAAGATGTCTAGTAGTTCAAGGTGCTAACAACTTCTTCTTATTGAAGTAGTAGTACTATAAGATTAGGGGAGTGCTTGTCACTCCTCTTATCTTTATTATTAATTTTTATTATATTATATTATGGCAAAGAAAAAGAAAGAAACTATAGTTGAAGAACCTATAGTTGAAGAAACGGTTACCATAGAAGAACCGGTGGTTGAAGTTCCAAAAGTGGAAATAAAACCTAAAATTAAAAAAGAAGAAAAACCTAAAGATAACTGGGAAATAAAAGATAGAACCTATTATTTAACTGGCAATAAAAAACCTTTAAGTCACGCTATTAGATCAGCTAGTATATATTACTTTGATGAAGAAAAGGGTTACGAAAGAGAACTTAAATATTGTGAAAATCAAAGAACTTGTTTTGTTGATGAAATGAAAGGTGATCAAAGACTATCACATATTGTTTTTAGAAACGGAGCTTTATATGTCCCTAAAAATAAAACAGTTTTACAAAAGTTATTATCACTGTATCACCCTCACAAAGGTTCTATGTATTACGAGTGGCAACCAGCTGTTAAAGCTGAGAATGAATTAGATAAAATAGAACTAGAAGTTGAAGCTTTAAAGTTAGCTAGTAGTTTAGATATAAACTTAATGGAAGCTATAATGAGAGTAGAGATTGGATCTAAGGTATCTAAAATGAGTTCTAGTGAATTAAAAAGAGATTGCTTGCTATTTGCTAAGAGAAATCCAAACTTATTCTTAGAATTAGCTAATGATGATAACATACAACTTAGAAACTTTGGTATAAGAGCTAAGGAGTTAGGTATTATTAATTTATCAAGTGATCAAAGGCATTTTACTTGGGGTTCCACTGGTAGAAAGTTAATGACAGTTCCTTTTGATGAACATCCATACACGGCTTTAGCCGCTTGGTTTAAGACTGATGAAGGTATGGAAATATTTTCAAATATAGAAAAAAGGTTAGGTTAATGTAACTTAACTAGTTTAAATAGCCACTCATTACGGGTGGCTATTTTTATTTAGGGGCTAACCTTCCGCTTTATTATGTAACTATATAATAGTAAAATATATTATATTATGAATAAATCAAAAGGACTAGGAGATACAGTTGAAAAGTTTACAACAGCTACAGGTATAAAATCATTTGCTGAAATGACAGCTAGAGCTATGGGTAAAAAAGGATGTGGTTGTGCCAAAAGAAAAGCTTGGTTAAATAAACAATTTCCATATAACAAATAATAATTATGGTAAACATAGATAGAGTATATCAAAAGGTTTTAGCATTAGCTAACAAAGAACAAAGAGGTTATATAACACCTCAAGAATTCAACTTGTTAGCTGATAAAGCTCAAATGGAACTAATAAATGATTATTTTCATGCTATAAAAACAGCCAACTTAAAACCTAAAAATCAAACAGAAAACTCTGATGAAATAGGTATGGTTAGAGAAAAGCTTAATGCTATTAGAACATCTAGAACCTACGAACTTGCTGGTGGTCCCGGTAATGACGCAGGTTTTTATAGTGTGTTAAATTATAATACAACAACTCCAGACGCTGACGATGGCCACACTATATATATGGTTGCTACTGTTAGAAAGCCAATAAATAGTGGTGATGGAACTGAAATAACGGAAGTTGATAATCACACATTAAGGTCTATGTTATCCAATCCACTAACCTCACCAACAAGGTCTAGACCTGTTTATATTAGAGCAAACAATACAATAACGCAAAACACAAATCAACACGTTTACAGCTTGCAAATATATCCTGCAATTGAAGATTCCTATCAAAATTTAGAAATCGAGTACTGGATGAAACCACCGAGACCTAATTGGGGATATGTAGTTGTTAATCAAAAAGCTTTATATAATTTTAATACTAGTACTAATTTTTTCTTACACGCTTCTGAAGAGGAACCATTAGTTATGAGAATATTACAACTAGCTGGCGTTACAATAGAAAAACCAGAACTACAACAATCAGTTATGGTTGATCAACAAACAACTAAGCAAAATCAAAATAGTTAATTATGGGATTATTAGACGGACAAAGCCAATTTTCATACTATCCATCCGCGTTTGGTGGTGCAGGAGAAGGCGTTTTAGGCAACTATCAATTTGTAACAATAGATAATATTATAGCTGCATTTATGGTTGCATACGTTGGTGAAGATAAGATAATAAATAAAGTAAGTAGAACGGATGTTCAATTTCACGCAATGCGGGCAATACAAGAACTATCATATGATGTTTTTCGTTCTGTTAAATCTCAAGAAATAGAAGTCCCTCCAACCTTGGTTATGCCGTTACCACAAGACTATGTTAATTACGTTAAGTTAGTAAGAGTGGATAGTAATGGTACAGAAAGAGTATTGTATCCAACAGGTAAAACATCTGATCCTTTTGCTATAATACAAAATGACGATGGATCATATCGTTTTGATGATGTTGATTTAGATGAGCAAGTACCTAGTAATTCTTGGGAAAGCTACCAAAGCGCAAGCACTAACGTAGATATTTATTCAGACGATACTACTGATTTAGAGATTGATAATAGAGGGAGACGTTATGGTTTAGATCCTCAGTACACTCAAGCCAACGGTACTTTTTACATAGACTACAACAGGGGTTATATACATTTTGGCTCTTCTTTAGCTGGGCAGACAATTATTTTAAAGTATATAAGTGATGGGCTAGGCACTGACAGCGAAATGGTGGTTCATAAGTTTTGTGAAGAAGCTATTTACAAATGGATATCCTATGGTGTGTTAGCCACTAAGTCAAATATACCAGAGTATATAGTACAAAGGTACAAAAAAGAAAAGTTTGCTGAAACTAGAAAAGCAAAAATTAGATTATCTAATATTAAAATAGAAGAATTTACTCAAGTTGTCAAGGGCTTAAGCAAACCAATAAAATAATATTATGTCAGAAATAAAACGTAATTTCACAGGTGGGAAAATGAACAAAGACCTTGATGAAAGGCTTGTTAAAAATGGTGAATACAGACATGCGGTTAACATTCAGGTTAGGACGACCGATAACTCAGGTGGCAATAACAGCGACTCAATTTCTTTTGCTGACGCTGTTGGTAACGCCGGCTCAGCTCAGAATATACAAGGAAATGTAAATGTAGGCGACTCATGGAGTCAAGAATGGATGGAAGGTAATCCATACGGCTTGGGAGCTACTAGTAGTTTAGATGGTACTGTTAATACTGTATCAACTCAAACATTTCATCAAAGATGTATAGCTAGTATAGCTGATGAAAAAAAAGATAAGTCATATTTCTTTTTTAGCTCTATACCATTTGAATCTGGAAGTTGGATAGATAACTACGAGGGTGATGAAAGATTTTACGTTGATAGTATAGTTGAATATGATTCCGCACAAGACTTAACTATACCAGTTGTTGTAGATAACTTTGCTATTGTTAATAGAGTTGAAAATGCATTATATCATTTTAGCCCAGCAGTAGGTGATCAAGTTATTGGATATCCATATCAAGGTAATTGGGAGGAAATATACTTAACGCAGGGCTATGGCGAAAAATTAAGACCTGGTATGATTGTCAGAATGTTTAATAGCTCTGGCTTTAATGTTCTACCAAATGATGTTACTATTAGAGCTATAGATGGTGACACTATTATGTTAAACGAAGAGCAAGAAACGTTTATTCAACCAAATACTTTAGCTTACATAGAGTTTGTTGCAGAAAGAGTTTTAAAATTTAGAGAGTCAGAAGAAAAAAGATATTTAAACAATGGAAGTTTTAAAGGTAATGTTAATGACTATATAACGGGTCTTAATATTATTGATAATTTTTTAATGTGGACAGACGGTCATAGCGAACCTAAAAAAATAAATATACCAAGATGTAAAGCTGGTACTAATATAGATGGTATAGTAAACAACGGTAGAACTCACACTAGATTATATATAAACAACCCTAACACAAATGAATTTGAAGACGTTAGTACTTTAACCAGCCCTTTGGATAACGGGGGTTTAACAAATGGATCTGGGTTACCGGGTTATTTAGAAGAAAAACATATAACAGTAATACGTAAAGCTCCAACAGTCCCACCATCTCTACACATGAAACCAAATGACAGAGAAGGATTAACAGAAACAACCATGTCTGGTAATTTTATAACACAGGCTGGTATATTCTCCACACTTTCAGTAGGTCAAACTAAATCTTTTGAAATAGACTCAGCAGACACACATTATAGAGCTGGTGATATACTTGAATTTAGAAATTGGGATAATCAAGAAACAACAGAGGTTAGAGCTCAATTTGTTTGCTATGAAGATTCAGATGGAAATGAGGTGTTTGAAGCAACAGAGTTTATTAGAATTAGTATTATAGGTGTTCCAGATTCTTTAGATTATTCACAGTCTTTCTGGAGCATTAAATTAGAGCAGTCAAAACCTTTATTTGAGTTAAAACTAAGTAGATTTGGATATAGATATAAATACACTGATGGTGAATATTCTTCGTTTTCACCTTGGTCTGAGTTAGCTTTTCTACCAGGCGATTTTGATTATAAAATAAGTAAGGGTTATAATTTAGGAATGGTTAATAACGTCCGAGAGCTTATTATAAAGGACTTTATACCATATAATATACCATTGGATGTTACAAGTATAGACATACTCTACAAGACTACAGATTCGCCAAATGCTTATGTTATAGAAACTATTGAAAAAGAAAAGAGTCCTGAGTGGGAGTTGTTTACACCTGATGGTTCTGATGATGAAGAAATAAAAACAGGTAGTTTATCTATAACATCAGAAATGATACACAGAGCTTTACCTGAAAATCAAATATTAAGAGCGTGGGATAATGTACCTAGATTTGCCATGGCACAGGAGGTTGTTGGTAACAGATTATTATATGGTAATTATGTTCAGGGTTATGATATAAACGGACCAATTAATTTAGTTCAAAACATAGTAAGCACACCCATAGAAATTACAGAACAATCTCAACCTGCTATGAAATCTATAAAATCAATCAGGGATTACAAGATTGGTATGGTGTTTGGAGATGAATATGGTAGAGAAACACCTGTTATATCATCTGGCTATATATTTTCTATAAATGATACTGAAGAAAATTATGAGGCTATTACTGGTGATATTAAGGTTGCTAAAACACTATGTGCTAACCAAAACAGCTTAGTTGTTTCTCAAAACTGGGGAAATGAAAACACTCCGAACAGTTGGATTAAGTATGTTAAATATTACGTTAAAGAAACATCTAACGAGTATTACAACTTAGTAATGGATAGATGGTATGATTCAGGTGACAATACTGTGTGGTTATCATTTAACTCTGCTGATAGAAATAAGGTTGATGAAGAAACTTATTTAATATTAAAAAATAGATTTGGTAGTCAAGATCCTGTTTTAGAAAAAGCTAGATATAAAATACTAGCTATAGAAAATGAAGCTCCAGATTATATTAAATCACATCATAGTGTACTTGGTACGGTTGGATCTGTAACAGCAGATGTTGAAATAGGAACACCATCAGCTAACAATGGAACGGCGGCTGCTCCTGGTTGGGCATTAAATCAATTTAATACTGATATATGGGAAACAGGTCAAGGACCTAACAGTGCTATTGCTACAGGATTTTACGCTAGAACTAAAGCTAAGTTTTCTCAAGAGCTTTGGGAAGCTGACATGGGTGATTTTACCGGTGGTAGTGTTTATGATGTGAACGATGGGGGAGTATTCTTTGGTGCTGGTCTTAATGCTAACACAGCCGGTGTTACCACTCAAGTGTATATGAGAATAATTGGTAGATCTTGGGTTAATGATATCGATGGGGATGGAGTAAATGAAGCTGTTAACGGTGAAGTATATGTAAAGAAAACACAATGGATACCTGTAACTAACTACACTTTTGATACAACGGATGATATGGTTGAGATAAGTTGGGGAGAGCCGTTATATGAAGATGTTAATTTTTATGCTCATTGGGATAACTCTATGGCTGACGATGTTAACGGAAATCCAATTAACATTGACGATTTAATTTATTCTGTAGAGTTTAAAAAGACTGAAGTTAAAAACAGGCCTGAATTTGATGGTAAATTTTTTGTTAAAGTAGAGCAAGATCAAGTTTTAAAAAGCGCTGTCATGATATACTCACTTGGTTACCAATGGACGACCACGGCTACTTATGACTTATCGTATATAGATAGTGATTATAGAAATGGAGCTCAAGTAGACGGTACTGCCACACAGGCGGGTATAGACCTAGAAATGACAACAGCGTCACTAGATCAGGGTGGTTGG